CAAGAGAATACTAAACTGAAAGAAAAAGAAGAATTTAAAACATTGGCTGAAAAATTTGAAGCTGAAGTTCAATCTTTATCTCCATACAAAGAAAAGTATGAAAGTATAGTAAATCAAAGAAAAGAAGTCTTGTTGTCTGCTTTACCTGAAGAACAGCGTGAACAATTCAAAAATAAAGATTTAGATGTATTAGAATTTATGGTGTCCCAATTAAAACCAAAAGCTACGTCTGAACCTAGTGTTAGGGCAACTGTCAAAGGTAAATCTATGTCTGATGAATGGCATAATATGTCAAAACAAGACAAAGAAAGAAATTGGAAAGACATCGTAAAATCTTTTGCTAAAAAATAGAAAGCGAGATTTTAAATGGCGAATATAAGCGACCCATTAGATATTAATATGCTGCAAGGTGGTGCTTCTGCTGCTGCAGCTGATTCGGTAGGTCAAGAGTTTGTACCTGAGGTATGGGGTCAAGCAATTCTTGATAAATTTAGAACAAACACAGTTATGTTACCTTTAGCTAATGATTTATCATCAGAAGCCAATGGAACAGACAAAATCCATTTACCACACATTGGTGTTACACCACTAGCATCTGTTGCACAAGGTACACCTATTGCATCTGATGTTGATTCAGGTGGTTCAATGGTAGCAACTGAAACTGCTTTAAACATTGACCAACATAAAGTAACTTCTTTATGGATTCCTGATGCACTAAAAGCACAGTCATCATACAATTTATTTAATATGTATTCTGACCAATTAGCTTATGCAATAGGTAGAGGTGTTGATAATTACTTAATGTATAAAATAGTTGATAATCTAACTACAGCTCATGGTGGTACATCAGGTGCTACTCAAGATGCAGTTGATATGATTGAAGTTGGTGATGCTCTTGCATCAGGCAATATTGACGACATATTTAAGGCAGTTATTCTTGAAACAGGAAGTACAGAAGGCTGGACAATGGTTTTAAGTCCTACTTTATACGCTTCTTTGGCTGCTTTAGATTCTGCTGCTGGTTTTGTAAGAGGTACAGCAGGACCATTAGGTGCTGACTTTGCTTCTACAGGTGTTGCAGGTAACATACTAGGTATGAATGTAGTAGTTACACAAAGTCCTTACTTAGATGTAGGTTCTGTTTCTGCTGATGCTGATAAAGGTGTAACAGCTTGGACAGGTTTTGATACAAATGATTCTACAAATGATGACATTTTAAGAGGATTCTGTATTCATAACTCAGCATTATATTATGCTGCTGCTCAAGCACCAAGAGTACAACAGTCTTATCAACACACAGAACTTTCTGACTTAATTACTGTAGATGCTATCTATGGTTGTGCAGTTAGAAACTCTGCTACTGCTGGTGATAGAAGAATCATTGGTTTATCTAAAAACGTATAGTATAGACTAATACAAATAATAAAGGGCAGTTTCGGCTGCCCTTTTATTAAGGAGCATTATGTCATTAATAGAAAGTATCAAAAAACATGAAGGTTATGTCGGTGTTGTCTACAAAGATTCATTAAATGTAGACACGATTGGATATGGCTTTGCAATCAAAGATTTAGAATTAGATAGAGATATATGTGATATTATTCTTGAACGTAAGATTAAAGATTTACATGATCGAGTTAAAAACAAGTTTAAATGGTATGGATATATGCCACAAGAAATAAAAGATGTGGTTATGGAAATGTGTTACCAATTAGGTGTAGGTGGATTTAGTAAGTTTAAAAAAACAATAAGTTTTTTAGAAAACAAACAATTTAAAGATGCTTCAGAAGAAATGTTAGATAGTCTTTGGGCAAAACAAACACCTAATAGAGCAAAAGAATTAAGCAAGAGAGTAAAAGAGGTAGGAATTGGACTTTGACAGTTTAAAAGTTGGTGGACTTGGGTTAAGTGGATATATAGTACAATGGGTAGATGTTTTTAGTCCATTAGTTGAATTAGGTTATATGATTGTTCTTATTGCTTATTTTTTATATCAAATCAAAAAAATAAAAAGCGAGATAAAGTAGATGAGTAAAGGTGTCGTAAAACGAGTAATAGTAACGCCTGACAAACACTTTCCTCTACACGACCAACCTTCAATAAACGTATTAAAAAAGACTATTGAAATAGTCAAACCTGATGCTTATGTTGATTTGGGAGATATAGGTGAATGGGAAGCGTTTTCAGCTTGGAAATACAAACGTAAAAAAGCTCCACCATTAGAGTTTTTAATTAAAGATTTTGAAAAAGATGTTAAAGATGTTAATGCTGGTATGGACCAAATTGATGAATCTTTAGATAAAGTTAATTGTGAAGAAAAATACTTTACTGAAGGTAATCACGATAATTGGTGTAACATGGCAGTTGAAAAATATCCATACATACCACAGTATAAGTTTGCTAATGCTGTAAATCTAAAGGATAGAGGATATAAATATATTCCCTTTGGAAAAAAGTTAAAATTGGGTAAATTATACTTATATCATGGACACGAATATGGTGGTCAATACCATACAAGCAATCATTTGCGAAAGTTAGGTGCAAATATTATGTATGGGCATTGGCACGACATACAACAAATGTCTGCTACACATTTAGATGGACCAAAGTCTGCATGGAGTATTGGATGTTTGAAAGATATGAGCACAGAAGCAAATGCTTGGCTTAATGGTAGAAGTATTAACTGGGCACACGCTTTTGCAATAGTAGATTTTTATAGAGGTGGATTGTTTACAGTTCACATCATACAGATTATCAATGGTAGAACTTCGTTATGGGGTGAGTTAATAGATGGAAATGGGAAATGATAGTGCAAAAGATGATCATACAAGCAGCAGTAAAGCTGGTCGCAAAGCAATTTAAGCTAGACAAAATCCTTCAATACGTTGAACAACCCAACGAACTAGACAATACTGTCGAAAACCACGAGAATCGTATAAAAAATTTAGAGGCACTTGCACACCCAAAAAGGGAATTTGTTAGTTGCTCTAAATGTCAATCTAAAATAGAGGAGAAAATATGTTAGATTTTTTATCAAATAATTCAGGATTATTAATGGGTGGAAGTGGCACAGGAATAGTGCTATATTTGCTCAAAAAAGCACCAAATAAAGAGATTTGTGCTTGGGTAGAGGGTATATGTTATGCAGCAGGTAAATGTATGACATTAGGCTTATCAAAATGGAAATGGACTAAAAGCTTTTGGAACAGTACAATCGAACCTTGGTTTATCGATTTAGTAGATAACTTTATAGGTGGTGCTGTGAGAGGTTTTATAAAAGGATTGAGAGTAGATAAGTAATGCCTTACAAGACAAAAGATGGTAGATTAGTTAATGAAGTTACATTAGGTGATGGCTATCCTTTGTCTAACAATTTACAGCCTATTAAGGTGGCAGGTGAGGCTTCTCCGATAGAAGTATCGAAAGCCTTACCTGATGAAAGTAACAATGCCAAAGTAAAGATTACAGGTGATTTAGAAGTAACAGGAACTACAAAAGGTATAAGTGCAACTGTTTCTGATGCAACTACAACAACAAAAGGTATAGTAGAACTTGCTGATATAGGAGAATCAATAAATGCTAGTGATGCTACAAAGGCAGTAACTCCTGCAGGATTAGGTGCTTTTGAAGGTACAAGTAACATTATAACAGTAGGTGCTATTGAAACAGGAGAATGGCAAGGTACTGCAATAGAAAGTGTTTATTTAGATGCAGATACTGCACATTTATCAGGAGCACAAACATTTACAGGTGCTAAAACGTTTGATGATAATATCTTTATTAAAGAAAGTGCATCTGCTGATGCTGATGTAGCAGGTGATGGTCAATTATGGGTTAAAAATGATACACCTAATAATTTATACTTCACTAATGATGCAGGTAATGATGTACAAATAACAAATGGAAGTTCATTAGCAGGTGGTAGTGGTGGTGCAACAGATCATTATATGGATTGGCACTACAATAGTGCTAATTTATTTACCACTAATACATTTTTTGCTAACACACATATAGATGATTTTGGTGTTAGTAGTAGTATAAATACAGGTATTACTGATTACAATGATACAGAGCATAGTGATATATGGAGAGTTGTAAGATTTGCTAAAAGAATACCATATTCAGGAACTATTACAAAAGTTATTACACACATTGAATCAACAGGAGCAAGTGCAGATAGTGATATAGAGGTTGGTGTATGGATTGCAAGTATATCAAGTTTATCACTTGATACACAACTTGCTTCAACAACGAATGTAGCAATAGATAATTTAGCAAAAATAGATTTTGATTTTGATACTGCAACAAGGTTTATGTTTAAAGAAACAACATCTTTTAATGCAACAAGTTTAACAGCAAGTGATTTTATGTTTATTACGTTAAGAAGAACAAGTGGTACAGATGGTTCATCATTTAATTGCCACACAACAGTATTATATGAGGGTTCATAATGGGAAGTTTAGCAGGAAAGTCGCCAAGTTCGACATATAAAAGTTTATTAAAAGTAGCAGATGAAACTAATGGTGTTTCAACTTCTACATCACAAATAGAAGATGGTGAAGGTACTTCTACTTGTTTATCGGTTAGTGATGATAATTTATCAATACAACCACAAAACGATAATTCTGTAGCAACATTACAAGTAAGAAATGCTTCAGGAACAACTATATTTAGGGCAGATACATCAAATTCAGTTTGTAAAGTAGGTAGTACATTAACACCTGCAAATAGCCAAATACTTGAGTTTCATGCTAAAACATTAGTTCCTACAGGTGCAGGCACACATATGTTTGTAAGTAGAGCTATGGC